GCATACCGAAACTGTTAGGCTCCCACAGGTGAAACCTGCATAGTCTACCCAGTAACGTTCTTATCTGACCACGATCTTGTGCTCTGTTTGATGCTTTCTCCATCAATTGTTTTACGAAGGGTACACGTGAATGATATGTATTAAATAATTCTGCAGCTTTGTCTTTTGTTACACCCAACTCTGCCTGTAATTTAGCTTTACCCATACCATAAAAAAGACCCAAATTGATCGTCTTAGCTTGCGTCCTAGGTATGTCAGCCATATCTGCTACCGTCTGGTGAAAGTCTGCACTAGAGTCACCGCTATATGCATCGACAACATCATAAACTGAAGGTAGTTTGTACAAAGAAGCATAATGTACTACCAGCCTAGGTTCTTGTTGAGAATAATCAAAACAACCCCATGTATGGCCTTCCTCGGGTATAAATAACGACCTTATCTTAGGTCCAAGGTCTTTGTTTCTAGCTGGTATTTGCTGTAAGTTTGGATTCTGGTAGGAAAACCTACCAGTAACCGTGCCACCCCCAGCATTACGTAATTGATTTATTTCTGCATGGATTCTACCCTTGTGTTCATAACGTAAAATAGAATCTAAAAAAGTTGTGTGTGCTTTGTTTATCTCTCTTGCCTGTGCAATCATATTAACAACAGGGTGCTCGTGTTCTTGTAAAAAGTTTTTTGTAAAAGATGGTGCACCTGTTTTATCTGTTGTTGGGTATTGTAATCTTAACATGTCAAATACAGTTGCAATAGATCTAGCTGCCCAAATCTGTGTATCAATATTTGTTTCTCTTTTTATATTGTGTAATAATTCTTTCTCTTGTGTAATTAATTCTTTTTTCATTTGATGTGCACGATCTACATCAACACGTACACCTTTAAATCTCATATCAACAAGACAAGGAAACAAATCAGACTCTAAATCAAATATATCTTCTAGGTCCTGATTAATAATTTCTTTTTTCATTTCTTGCCAAAGTCCTAGTGTTACTTCTGCATCACGTTCAGCGTATGCACCAACATGCATTGACGGTAGTTTGTACATTTCTGATTTAGGATTGATACCCCATTCTTCTGCAGCTTCTGCAAGTGCAGCTTCATTTTTACCATAACCAAGATAGTGCCATGATAAACTATTGAGATCATATCTAAATCTATTTTCATCGGTCACAGCTGCAG